ATCAAGATCACGGAAGAAATGGCAAATATCGCTCAGATCTATGTCGACTATGTCAAGGCAGCATCAGGCGATAAATTCTATGAGCAAAAAGTATCGGTCGATGAGCTGATTGCCGACTGCTGGGGGACTGCAGACGCCGTGATCTGTAGGCCGGGAAAACTTACTGTTGCTGATTTAAAGTCAGGATCGGGTTTTCGCATCGAGGCAGTCGATAATAAACAGCTTTTCATCTACGCCCTGGGTGCATACTTTAAGTATGACTGGATCTATGATTTTAAAGAGATCACGATGGTCATCGTCCAACCGCCGCTCGATAACATTAGCACATGGACCGTCACGATCGATGAGCTGATGCAATTCAAGCAAGACCTCTTGGATGCAAAGCAACGCATCGATGAGCAAAAAGATCTATTCGTCATGACGCCAAAGGGTTGCCAGTGGTGTCCTGCTAAGTTTGTATGTCCTGAACATTTGGCCATTGCGAACCAAGCGGCTGCGATTGACTTTAAGACTAAGATCCCTGATGATCTAAGTTATTGGTTAGAGAAGCTACCAATCCTAAAAGGCTTCATTAGTTCTGTGGAGGAAGTTGCGTATGAAAAATTAGTATCTGGTGCCGTCATAGACGGATTTGCTTTAGGTAAACCTGCGCGCAGGCGTTCTTGGACAGATGAAAACGAAGTGATTGACTTTGTACAAAGCCATGGGTTAACATCTACCTTTATCAAAGAAGTGCTAATTAGTCCGGCTCAGATGGACAAGTTAGTTCTTAATCCAAGTATGCAGGATCAGCTCAAAGAGTTTGTGACTTTCGTAGAGTCCAAGCAACCTATTGTGAAAAAAGACTCTGCAAAGAGTGACTTTAAGTAAAGCATTAAAATTTATTGTGTATAATCTTATTTCTTATTCAACGTTTTAAAGGACCTAAAATGTCAAAAGTTATTACTCCTGAATTCCGCGGCTCATTCGTCTCTTTGGTAGAACCGCGTTCTATCCCCGGGGTCGACAGCTCTAAGCCAAAGTATCAGATCACTATTCCTCTGCCAAAAGATGATCCGTTCTGGACCACTCTTAAAAAATTGGTCGAATCGACGGCGCAAGAAAAGTGGGGCAAGATTCCTCCTAAGATGAAGTCCCCTATTAAGGACGGCGATCTGATGGAACGCGAGGAGTTTGCCAACTGCAACACTATTCAGGCAACCTCGGTTAATCGCCCGGGCGCAGTCGATGCTAACCTATCGCCAATCATGGACCCTGAAGAGCTGTATTCCGGTGCGTATTACCGCGCATCGATTCGCTGCTTTGCATGGGAACATCCTACCGGTGGTAAAGGTGTCTCTGTCGCACTCGATAACGTCATGAAGATCAAGGACGGCGAAGCGTTTAGTGGTAAGTCATCGGCCTCGGATGACTTTGCCTCGGTCGCTCCTAGTGCAGGAATGTTAGACTAATCTTGCTTTGATACGGTGTGGGAGACTGCACCGTATCTTTTGCCTAAACTTGGAGACCCCACCATGTATTTATGTTTGTCATTAGGCCATAACAGTAGCGCCGTCATGCTGTTCGAGAATGGCGATAATCCCATCGGCTATGAAGAGGAACGTCTTTCTAAGAAGAAAAGCGACTCTGCTTTCCCTATTCTAAGCATTACCCGAATTCTAGAAATTGTCGGGCCTGACGCCGGCAATGAAGTCAAAGACGTTTACATCTCCCACTGGTTCGATACCTTCGACCCATATACGGCAGAGAATAAATACTACAGCGCCAGCAAACTCAAGCAGCTATTTCCCAATGCGTCCTTGGCTGCCACAGACATCAAGTCATTTAGTCATCATGACGCGCATGCCGAATCTGTTGCCGCATTCTTTTCGTACCACGATAAACTCTCTGATGACTATGGTCCAAGTGCCGATACACGGCCTGAGCTAGTTTTGGTCGTCGACGGTTTTGGCAATAACAGCGAAGTCGCATCGCTCTATGAACTCAATGCTTACGGCTTTCCAGAGAAAAAAGAAACCATCTTCGGCTATGAACGCTCTCTAGGTCTGCTCTACCAATACGCGGCCGAGGCCGTTGGTATGGACGGCATGAACGATGTGTATAAATTCTTAGGTTATCGCACGCACATTAAAGCCGATGAGATTGCGCGCTGCGACCAGTTGGCAACCAAGATCAAATCAATCTATCTGGTCGGTTGGATGAACCCAGCGCTATTTAGAACACCACCAGAGGTTAAGCATGACGGTCTGATCGACTATGAGAAGCTTAAGTGGGTCAAGGAAGACTGCATGGCTTACTTTAGGCCTATCATCGATGACGATCAGTTTATGTCCCGTGCGCGTGTTGGCTACGTGGTCCAAAAAGTATTAGAGGACATCATCATCCAATATTTGTCGGTGCGCAAATTTAAAACTCTACTCGTCGCAGGCGGTGTGTTCTATAACGTGCGCCTCAATGACCGACTGCGCAAGACCTATCCGGGTATTAAATTCTGCGCCATGCCGTTGGCGGGAGATCAAGGCGCGGGCATTGGCTTGGCATTTGCCTATGGCAAACTTATCGACCATGAATTTAAAAATCTATTCTGGGGTCTAAGACCGACGAACGAATCGTGCACAATCCAAAAGGTTCTCATCGATGACGCTGGTATTAGACGCATCGCCGATCTTATTGCCGGCGGCGTAATCGTAAACGTCTTCCACGGACCGATGGAGTTTGGTCCTCGTTCCCTGTGTAATACATCGACCTTAGCGCTATGTAGACGTGATCTCGTCGACGCGATTAACACTGCGAACGGGCGCACCACCGTCATGCCCATGGCACCTGCAATGCTCAAGGAGGTGACACCGTATTTATTCTCTGAGGCTGATCTGAATCGCACGGTCGCCAGCGATAAATTCATGATTACTGCGCATAACTTTCTCCCGCACGTCAATATCAGTGAGCTGGTCGGCGCCATGCATCGCGACGTAGACGGCTCTTATAGTGGCAGGCCTCAGATCATCACCGAAGAGACTGACTTTATGTACCGACTGCTTAAGGTCTTACATAAAGTGCATGGCGTGCGAGCGGTCATCAACACTTCGCTAAACATCCACGGGCAACCTATCATCTATTCGCAGCATGACTTGCTTAAAGTGCACAGCGAATGGTCTAAGACCTGTCCAGCGTATTTCGAGACCTTTATTTTGGAGCAACCAAAATGATTGACCAACTTATCAAAGCGCAGCATAACCATTTTGGCATTGCGTATGAAGGTCCAAGTCGACACTTGGACGCGGAAGAGGAGAACTTTAGGCTGGCAGCCATGATGGAAGAGCTGTCGGAATTTATCTTAGCCAAAAGCTTGGAAGATAAGTACGATGCACTGATCGATCTGATTATCTTCGCCTCGGGCACATTAGAGCGTATGGGGCTGCCATTAGAGCCTGCGTTAAATGAGGTCGTCGATGCCAATCTAAAGAAGCAGCTAGGACCAAATAAAAAACGCGGTGGTTTTAACATCGATCTTATTAAACCCGAAGGATGGGAGCCTGCCAATGTTGCGCAATTCATCCGGACATAATACGATCATCGTCGAAGGTGTCGACGGCATGGGTAAGTCATACTTAACCCGACAGCTCGGTGAACACTTTAAGCGTGAAGTCTTAACTTGCGGCCCAGCGCCTAAGACATTCGATGAGATTAAATACTGGGTTGGTGAACACGAAAAGCATGTTTTAGCAGGCGACATGATTTTGGACCGTGTGACTGCCTTCTCTCACTATGTCTATAAGACCGCCTTGGGGGCCACCATGCATAGAGACTTTTTGCATTATCGCGCCAAGCGTTTGGCATCCTACGACGCGATCGTCATTCTGTGTAAGACAGACACACCGACCCATGAGGTTAAAGAATACGATGACCCTAAACAGGTCAAGCTTATCATGGAGAACATCGATAAGATCCATCGCGGGTATGAGCATCTGTTCGCGACCATTGACGTCGACCCCATTATCTATGACTGGAAGGCGCCCGATGCGTTTGCCAATCTGCTTAAACAATTAGAGGCCATACAATGAAAGGTGAACACTTCACACTGCTCTACACAGATCTCATGCGCGGCGGCGACATGATAGACATTCGCGGTCAAAAATGTTTGGAACTCATAGACTACACTATGTTTATCGATGATCCTCTTGACTGTCTTACCAGCTATAAAGCCCGAAACCTTAATTTAAACTATTGCAAGAAAGAATGGCTGTGGTACCTTCGCGGTGACCGCTATGATGCGTCCATCGTGGAGCATGCGTCGATGTGGAAAAAGATCCAACTCGCAGATGGCGGCTTTAATTCAAACTACGGCCAATACATTTTTGGGGAAGGTCAGTTTGACTGGGTAGTCAGCTCCTTGATCAAGGATCCGCACTCGCGCCAAGCATGTATGCAGCTGTTAAATTCTTCGCACATGTACGAGGGCAATCCCGATGTGGTCTGCACCATGGGCATCCAGTTCCTCATAAGACGTAATCGGCTATCGATGTATGTTCGTATGCGCAGCAATGACGCGATCTTTGGCATGACCAATGATGTGTTTTGCTTCTCGCAGCTCCATCAAATGGTCTACTGGGCTCTTAAGGAAAAAGGCTTGGACATTGAACTCGGCGAATATTGCCACAGCGTCGGATCCTTACATGTCTATGAGCGCCACTTCTCTATGCTCACACAACTCGTCGCTGCCCAAGGCGATGACCACTATGAGGTGGAAGTGCCAGAGATTAAGTCATTCTCGGACTTCTCCGATAACGGCAGCGAATACGCCAAGTGGTTAAGATCATGACTCGGCCTACGCCGGATCAGTACTTCTTAGACATGGCGACCTTGGCTGCGACACGTGGCACATGCTGCAGGCGTCAAGTCGGATGTGTCTTGGTCAATAAGATGAACCGCGTCTTATCGACGGGCTATAACGGCCGCTATGCCGGTGCACCACACTGCAGTGAAGGTTTCCCCTGTGAAGGGGCTGATCTGCCATCAGGTACTGGCTTGGATAAATGCGAGGCCTTGCACGCAGAGAGCTCGGCATTGCTGTTTTGCAGCAATGTCTATGACATCAATACTTGCTATGTGACGGTCACACCCTGCATAGAATGCACTAAGATGCTGCTAAACACCTCATGCCAGAGAATCGTGGCTTTGACCGAGTATCCTCACCCTGCGGCTAAGCGTTTATGGGAGCAGGCAGGTCGTGCTTGGGAGGTGCGTCTTGATCTCTCTGGACTTTGAAACTTACTCAGAACTAGACTTAAAAGAAACGGGCGTCTATCCATATGCCCGCCATGCCTCGACAGAGGTCCTCCTGATGTGCTATACCTTCGATGAAGGTGTAACCATGCATACGTGGCGACGCGGCGATCCAGAGCCTTTAGAGCTATTTAAGGCTATGGCAGCCGGTGAACCGATCAGGGCATTTAACGCACAGTTCGAGACAGAGATCTGGGAGCATGTCTGCCATGCCAAGATGGATTGGCCCTATGTGGATCCTACTCAATGGCTCGATACCCAGGGTCTGACCTATTCTTTGGCACTCCCTGGGTCCTTGGATGCTGTCGCCAAAGCTTTAGATTTACCGGTCCAAAAGAATGCGGACGGTACCCGCCTGATCACCAAGTTTTCCAAGCCGCGTAAGCCAACCAAGACCAATAAAAGCATTCGCAATCTGCCTGAGGATTTTCCTGAGGACTTTGACCGCTTCGCAGCGTATTGCGCCGATGACGTTCGGGTAGAGTGTGCCATCTATGCCAAGATTCCGCTCAAAGAATTCCAAGGCATGGAAAAGGACGTCGTCGCACAACATATCCGCATGAACCGTGAAGGCATCGTCCTAGATGTGCATGCCTTTACTTTGATCCGGCAAATGCTTGACTATGAGCGTGAGCGTTTGACTAAAGAACTGATCGAGCTGACCAATGGCGAGATCCAAACAGACGGCCAGATTGCCAAGATCGTCGCTTGGAGTGAGACCCAGGGCTATATTCTCCCAGGGCTGACCAAATTTGACGTCGAGAAGGTCTTAGGGCTGGAGGATGTCCCGCCAAAAGTACGACGATGCTTGGAGATACGCCAAACTCTCGGCCAAGTGTCGACGAAGAAGTATGAACGCATGGCTGCAGTCGTCTGCGAGGATGGGACTGCTAAGGGAAATCTGGTTTACCACAGGGCATCGACTGGGCGCAGCGGCGGTGCAGGCTTGCAGATGCATAACTTCCCCCGTGACTATATTTCTAATGATTCTAGAATCGTCGATGACTGCATAGAATTCATCGGGCGGGAACAGTATGAGGAAGTGACCACGCTCTACGGCGGTGACCTCTACGATGTGGGTAAAGGGTTGCTGCGTTCTATGATCACCGCGCCCCCAGGGCAACTACTTTATGTCGCTGACTTTAGCGGCGTCGAGAACCGCGGTGTCGCTTGGTTCTGCAGGGATCCAGTTGGATTAAAGGTTTTCGAGGAAAGACGTGACCAATACCGCGAGTTTGCAGCCGCACAATTTGGGATCACTACGGCACAGGTCACTGCAGAGCAGCGTACAGCTGCTAAAGCGACCATTCTCGGCGCTATTTTTGGTTCTGGATGGAAGACTATATACGAGACCAATGTGCTGCGTGGGATCCCTATGACGGAGGCAGAAGCCCAGAGGAACGTCGAAGACTTTAGGGACATCTATAAGGTGACCGCCCAGACTTGGTATGACTTGGACCGCATGGCGCAGGCCGCAGTCTCCGAGCGGTCGGACCAACTCTATAAAGGCGTCAAGTTTGGCGTACGCGGTGACTTCCTTTTTATCAAGTTGCCGAGCGGCAGGCTCTTGGCCTATCACAAGCCAAAGCGCGAGATGGTCATCACCCCTTGGGGTAAAGAAAAGATGGCTGTCACCTACATGGGATTGACGGCCCAGAAGGTCTGGATGCGCCTAACATTAACACCAAATAGACTGATAGAGAATATCGTGTCGGCGATCTGCAGGGACCTTTTAATGCACAGTATGCTGGTCATTGAGCGCGACGGCAGGGTCAAACCGGTGCTTAGTGTCCATGATGAGGCTGTCTCATATGGTGAGCCTGACGCCATCTCCAAGCATGACTATGAGCAGCTGATGGCGACTGTCCCCGAATGGGCAATCAATGATGAGGGCATCTGCTTCCCCTTAGAGTCCGAAGGCTATATCGCAAAAAGATACAGAAAATAAAATTGTTTTGTACAAAATAAATTTATTGTGTATAATTTAATCTCCAACACTAAGGAGAATGACGTGAAAGTTCAAAATCTAAGAAGCGCCGATGTAATCGAATGCCGCATCGCCGGTATCCCCGCACAGATCGCAGTATGGGGATCTGGCAAATACACAGTCATGGACCGCCGCGGCTATGAAGCCGGTTGGCTGGCCAAAAAGGTTGACTCTAGCTTTATCCATGAGATCATCCAGATCGACGCAGAAGAACGCCTCGATCGTCACAGAACAGGAGAATGACTATGAAGTTTTTTCTCGAAGAAGCCTGTGCGTTTTTGTGTTTTGTAATCCTAATGTTCTTTTTAATTTGGTTCGTCTAAAAATAAATCAAGGAGTATTACCATGAGTAAAGGTGTCAAAGCTGCAACGTTAACAAAGGCAATAGCTCTTTTATCGGCGCTGCAAACTGAATTTATCATTAAAACCCCAGACGGTGATCTGTATACGCTAGGTGACTTAGTCTTGGCTGATGAGACTAAGAAAAAGCGTGCTCGAAGTGCACCATATGGTACTCACAAAGACTTTCTCATTGCTGCCGGGTTGGACGCCATGAAGTTGGGTGATGTCATCACAATCCATAAAGGCGAGTTCGATGTGATGGATGTACAGCGACGTGTCAGTTCACGCGCATGTTCATTATGGGGTAAAGGTTGTGCAACGACTGCGGTCGTCGGCGACACCGTAGAAGTTCTTCGTATTAACTAAAGGATAAATCATGGAACTCAGAGAAGAACACCAGCCCTACGCGCCAGCGTCGGCCACCAATGTGCAATGCACTTGGAAGAAGTACGGATGGACTGCGCCATCAAAAGATCAGATGATTTTAGATAAGTGGAACTACTACAAAAGCATTTCGCTGCTTTCGGAGGCAGCACTCCAATTCACTAAGGACACGAAATGAAAACCTTTTCACAGCCCGCATTTCCTACTTGGCTCGTCGATGAGTCAATGGCCCATGGTATGACACTGCGTGACTACTTTGCTGCGGCTGCTATGCAAGCAATTGCGGTGGAATCGTTAAAACAGAATATGGGAGATATAAAATTATTAACAAAAAATGCGTATCACATAGCTGACGCAATGATAGAGGCACGAAAATGACTCGTGACATGAGAGACTATAAGCAACTGATCCGTGTGCTGGAGAACGGATACCTGATGACTCACCAAGAGATGGCGCAGGTCGCAGAGATTGTGAAGTCGTTAAAAGCAGATGCTGATCGCTACCGTTGGTTAAACCAAGCCACTCACCAGTTGTTTATGGTCACAGAACATAAGCTAAACGAGCAGGTTGATCGGGCAATGAATGGGGGACGGGAATGAGCAAACCATTAAGAAAAGTTGATCTCGACAACGCTATTGAAGAAATAAACGAAACGGCAGCTAAAAAAATACTGGAGCTTGAGCGAGTAGACAAGGTTGTACAGGCTGCGGTACTGGCTGAGCGTGAGGCGTGTGCGAAGATTTGTGATGACTGGTTTAACAGTTTAGCCAGTGAGCCGGAGATGGAAAAGATAGCGGCGGAAATCAGAGCAAGGGGGAACACATGAGCAAGATTGACATAATTATTGATGCGCTATCAGTTGCACAGAACTCAGTTTGGTCTGCGCTGAATGAACAAGCCCTTACCGCCGCCCGTGAGTTGCAAGCAGAGAAGCAAAAGCCTGAGCAAAAACCAGTTAGCACAAACGATCATCTATGCGTCATGCTTAGACAGGTGCATGATGTATTAGCTTGTTCTTCACTTCTACCCAAGCGTGAATGGGTCGGGCTGACGGATGAGGAGATTATTGCTTGTGGTTGGTGTGATTTAAGGTTTGCCCGTGCCATTGAAGCCAAGCTCAAGGAGAAGAACACATGAACGTTCCCCATGACTTCCCAATATGGATGTTATGGTTCTATGGCATATGCTGTGCGCTTATAATCTTTTTAAAATGGTGGTTTAAATGAAACATACAAGTGATTTCCAAAGATCTTTCCTCGCCCGAGGTACAGGCAATACGCTTTTTACCCAAGAAGAATTTGATAAAGAAGTAGCGATTGCTAAAGCAGAAATTATGCAAATTGCAATCGATACGACCAAGACAGCTATTGTGATCGAGCGTGAAGAATGCGCCAAACTTGTCGATCAAATGCGCAAAAACATGGATAGTCCAGATGCCCCTATGGTGCTCGATATTACTCTTGCACAGCTCGCAGAAACTATCAGAAACAGGATGAACAAAAATGACCCGACTTGAAATTGCCACGCAAATACTGGCTGGCATGTGTGCAGGTGATTGGCAGATGCCTATCCCAGAAGGTCAGACATGGGACGATGTAGCCGTCCCTAGGGCATTTGAAATGGCCGATAAACTGATGGGGTATCAGACGACAGCACAATTTAACCATCAAGACTACCCGATGACACTTGGTGAAAAGAATGATTGATGACGATCTTATGGATTTATTTGCGGGCCTTGCGATGCAAGGATATTTGACACAAAACAATATCCATAATTGGGCACAGATCGCTAGCGATTCATACATGATGGCCGAAACTATGCTTAAAGAAAAGGAGAAACGCCGTGAACGAAAACAACAAGAAAATGAGTGAGGAAGAAGAGGCAGAGTGGCGCCTATTAGAGATTAGACAACAGGCACAGCAAGCCAAAATGGAGGACGGTGCATATGACGCGGTCTTGGCAGCCCAGCAGTTTGTCGAAAATACCCCATCGCGTGAACTATCCATTATGACTCTGCGCAAAGCTTTTGAGCTAGGCTTTCGCAAAGGACGCAAATGATGACGCAATACGTAGTTAATCTCAATGCTACAAATCCCACCAAGATCACCAACGCTCTAAAAGAGTTGGGTGAGGCTTCTTCTAAACAGCTTACCGAAGTTACTCAGTTGCCAAGAGGGAGCGTCACAGGCGTCATTAAAGTCCTCCATGAGGCAGGAATGATTCATATTAGTGATTGGAAAATGAATAAGACCACTATGTTGACTCGCGTCTATAAATGGGGCCCGGGAGAAGATGCGGAAGAACCGGTGCTAAGCTACGCAGCAAGTAAACGTAAAATATTTAAACCTCGAGCAGACATCGCCGCAGCGTGGTTACAGAATTCAACTCAAGGGACTTAAAAATGAACAGCGAAGCAAAGGCAGCATACGATGACTGGATCAAACTGCTCAAAGAAGCAAGAGCCTTGGACATGCTCCAAGACCCCTATGGTATTTGGCTAGAGGCTTGGGAGCAAGCGAGAATTACTATTTCTTCCCAGAAGACTTAAAGGCTTTTTGCATGGCTTCCCAAGCTAGGGGGCCATACTCATAAGCAAATGACGGGACGGCTGCGGCGACGCCTGCAGCTTTAACCAACGGGTGAGGTGCGAGCATTAGTCCGCCACTAATGCCTTCTAAACCATGGAGAAGAGCGTTTTTGTAGTCGCCTTCAGTAAACTCTTTATACGCTTGTGGGAGTTTATATGCTGATAGTGCGCCCAGTCCTGCACTTGTCTTTGGGCCTGATAACATCTTTGCCATGCGATCTAAAGCGCCGGGGCCTTTTTCTGCGGCCGCGAGCATATCTGCACGCTGTCCTGCGACTTGGCGCTCTAGCTTATTGGCTTCGGATTGAAGGCGAGGATCGGTGGCAGTTTGTGCTGCGGTCTCTGCGGCTTTTGCTTTTTCATAAGCAATCACAGCCTCTTGCAAAGTCTTATCGATATTGCCTACGGCGACACCGGCTCGTGTCGCTTCTGGGCCTGTCCCCATTGGACGCAATACACCGCTAGGTTCTTGGACAGTACGACCGACGACCCGTCCTGCTTTAGGTTCAGTCGCCATATACTGGCTTACAGCTTCTTTGGCACCGCCTTTACCGACCAACTTATCTTCGATCAAGGGATTGACATTGCCGTATTCTGACTTAAACCAATTCTTTGAACCGTAGCCGGCTTGTGGGGCCATAGCTTTTTCAAATAGCTCTGGACTTTTTACAAATTCTCTTGGATCAATACCAAGATCCATCGCGCGCTTAGTGACCACGTCCATAAGCATACGATTGCGAGCCAGCTCCATTTGAGCAGCTTCGGTTGCAGTCTGAGCTGCAGCAAAAGGCGCGCGTGCGGTCTCTAACTGTTGTCCAACGACGCCTTGTTGACCGAGCAAATTAGCAAGTCTACGCTCGCCCTTTACGTCTTCTGTGATTGGGGGCAATAATTTGCTACCAAGATAACCCGCGGCTGCGCCGCCGCCTATGATGGCGGCCTGCGCAGCAGGTTCTTCGTACCAACTAACCTCTACTGGGCCACTTCTACTCGATGCATTGGGCGCAGGCGGTTTGTACTCATTCTCGACCTGAGCGAAAAATGGATCTATTTTTTTTAAGTCTACGGTTCCATTACTCATTTACTTGCTCCGATAGAGAGGACTATCTTTAATCCACTGCGCGAGTTGATTATCATACTGATTAAGAATGCGTTTGTACTCTGAATTAGTCGGCGCAAAGAACAGACGAGGACTAACACCGGGGTTTTTATTTTCCCAAGCACTAAGAGCGTTATACGTCGCTTCTTTATTGATAAGTCCAAGTTTAGATTCTCCAACCCAATGCAGGACTGCCAAAGCTGGGTCCGACATCTGAGCCAAAGGCGCTTGTGCCAAACGAGCGTCTTGGTCGGTGAAGCGTCCAAGCACAGATTTTGCGACTTGCGCATTATCAAAGAAAATACGAGCTGCGGATTTAGCGACAGATACTTTGAGCGCATAGTCCGGATCGTCGAGCTTTAACTGACTCACAAACTGATCAACAGGCAAAGAGAACGTACCCCAAGGAGTCTGTGCACCGGTATTCAAAGCATTTGCCAACGCGTCAAACAAACCGGTTTTGGCCAACTGCCCATAGATTTCTGGCTTCTCTATGGCCGTCTTACCTAGAATATTAAGATCGTTTTTCTGGCGACTAATAGCCTGTGGATTACCAGCATCATAGACGCCGTCTTTTTGTGTAATCCAGTACTTATTGCCTAGGTCGACTGAGGCTTGCTTGGAAGCTTGGATAGTCTTCTCATTGGCTGCGAGCAATTCATTTTGCACTTTCATGGAAGACCCGGGAGGGAATGGTGCAAATGAACCATCGACCCGATAATAACCATCATCGCGCGGCGCAGGTGAGGGAGGTACACCAGATGTCGTCGCAGGCGCAGCAGGCGTATCACCTCTTGCGCGCTGCTCATCTAATTCTTCAGGAGTCTTGCCTGTAGGTTCACCCATCGGGACAGTCCCCGCAGGTTGTGGTTCTACAACGGGTGCCGCTGTCGTTGTCGGTGCAGTACGTCCCGTCGTTGCAGCAGGAGTGCCGTCTAACCCTGCAGCCTTCCTGAATTCTGGACTTAGCAATGGCAGGACCTTATTGCCATATTCGGCGAAGAGTTGTGCCTCAGGAACATTAGCCTTGCGCTTTTCCAGAATATGGTTTTGAAGTTTAAAGCCCTGATCGATCATTTCTTTTACGATCACGCCAGTCTTAGAATCTTGAGCCACCACTGGGTAGATGCTCATCAGCTTTTGGGTAAAGTTTGGATCAAATAGGTTGCCACCCTGCAACGCAGTCATTGCGTTATCGCCGCCTGCAGGTCCAGTGCCCGCACCCAAAGCCTGCCCTAATATACCCAGGGCTCTTGACTGCTTACCTACCTCGTATTTCTGGCCTGCCAACTGTGCTCGCATCTGTGCGATGGCAGGTGCTCGTGCCTCATCGCGTTCGACATCACGACCGGCTACAGTCGCCGCATTACCAATGGCTTCGAATGCTTGTCCTGTGCGCCCTGGGTTAAACAGTGCACCTGCCACATTAAATAGATTAACGCCTTGACGATTCTCTAGCGATGCGAGAGCCTTATTTAGCGCGTCAAAGTATTCTTTCTGCGCTTCGCCGTCGGCACCTAAGAATGATGGCGGTTTGGCACTAAGAGGTGCAACTGAATCGACCATGATTTATTTCCAATCAATGATAGTTAAAATAGGTCTGAAAAGTCTGTGATCTCAGTCGGTACTACTCCACCACCACCGGGTCCATAGACGTTTCCAGCACCGAATAGTTTACTAGCTTCTTGACCTGCTTTGGTCGCAGCGTTTGGACCAAACAGCGCCATAATGTTATCGAGCGGTGATGTACCAGAAGAACCTTTCTGTGTGAGCGCGCCGATAAGCGAAGCGGTACCCAATCCAGCGCCGAGAGGCGATGTGCCATATGCACCGGGGATTGGGCCGGAGTAGCTGCCAAGAACCGAAGTTGGAATGGTGTAACCACGCAGGATATTGGATTGCTGAGCCGCCAACTGCAATGGAAAGAGCTGTTGGTTTTGCGCAATTTGCTGTTGCTGCGCGCCTAAAGTAGAGAGCGCGTTTATATCGCCTAGACCAAGGTTCTGAGTCGTCGTCGCCAACTGTCCACCAGCCAACGCAGCATTGATCAGGTTCTGCATCTGCATACTTGCAGCATTGGCACGAGCCTGACCAATATTGGTTTGATTGGCTTGGAGTTGGTTAGTCAAATTCCCAAAGGTTTGACCTGCATTGAGTTGATTGACCGCTTCTTGGCCTGTAAGCGCTCCTGCGGTCGCACCCAACTGTGCGTTAAGCGCATTCTGAGCCTGTGCAGCCTGTTGTGCTTGGGCGTAACCCGTCTGTAAGGCTCCTGCTTGCTGTGCCGTAATGGCCTGAGCAGCGTTATTAAGAGTCTGCCCTAATGCCTGAGCGCCGCGCTGTGAGCCAAACTGTCCGGCGCCGACGACGCCTGCAGTCGTCTGCGGTGCCACATTTTGCAGGATGTTCTGTTCACCTAATTGACCAATCGCATTGACCACGCTCCCGATGTAGGGAGACATGTATTGGCCCATCTGGTTATAGGTAGGATTCGCAGCGTTAGTAAGATACGGCTGAGCAGCACCAAGAATTTGAGTACCGGCACCTTTTTGCAAATAGGGAGATGCCGCACCGACGGAGTTTTGTGCCATGGCAGCTTCAAATGAACCTTCGCCAGCCGTCGCAGCATTGTAGTTTCCTACTTGGCCGAGATAATTAACGCCCATGTCTAAGACAGGCTGATAATTACCTACGTTACCCTGTGCAAGAGAATAGGCTTGCTGCTGGAGTGGTTGGGCACCGACAAACTTTGCCTGTTGCGCGCCTTGCGTCCCAGCATTAGCCAGTCCGCTTAGATAATTGGTATACCAATCAGGCGCAGTCGTCGTCTGCGTCTGAGTAGTCTTGATATTCGATAGTGGATCACCTTGGAGCAGTGCCATAATTATTTCCTTTTGCTTTCGGCCATGTACTCTAATGGCGACTTGGACTTAGGTGGTATTTTATCAACTGGGGCAGAACGCTTATGTTCTCTAATATTTTCACGCATACGGTCTAAAACTTTAGCCCCTGCATCGCTCGAACCGTTACCTAGTTGCGCGACGGTCTCAGCGTCAAACACATATTCGCCATCGGCAAGCATGGCGGGAATCTCATCTGATTGGCCATCTCCCCGACCTTTCACGTAATGCCCAGTCGCGCCCGTTATAAATTCCGGTATATGTCCACCATCTTTGGCGTAGACCGTCTCTGGAGCCTTCTCCTGAGTATTTAAACTAGCAGGTTTAAAGCCATAGGTATCATATAACGGCGTACGGGCATTTGACGCAGCTTGCGCAGGGTACCCTGGGCTAGGTTTAGAACCGAGTTGACTATTCATAAGCTGCGTTGGTAACCCACCAGAGCTGTCAGAGCCGTATGTGTAGTAATTGGCTTTGAGTTTATTTTGCAGCACGCTATTTAGACGTGGATCTAATTGCGAAAGCCGTTCTTGGATTTGTGCCAAGCTAGTGACATCGCCACCGGAGGCCGCATAGAGAGGTTCTGAAATTGGAATGGATCGCATATCTTGATCATCTTGGACAGCACGAATCTGTTCAAATTTGTTGTAATCTTTAAATGGGTCGAGCATTGCAATAGGACTTCCCGGAAGAGATGTAGAAGCTATGCTTCCCGGTAATGCTCCGCCACCGCCTGTGCCATAACTGCCGTAGTTTCCACCTGCTGCACCGCCACCTCCTCCTCCTGCGCCTGCACCGCCACCAGTGAGGGCACCTATTGCAGGTACTGCTAATCTTGCAGCTTGGAGTGCTTGACTCGCTGTCAGTCCACCAAGGCCACCAGCCGCAGCGGGGGCGACTGCAGAACCAATCGCAGTTGGCAGCGCAGCTTCAAATGCTGCGATACTCGCAGGTGTTATGCCCGCTGTCAGTGAACCTGCACCTATAGGAGCGCCCAGAGCCGTACCGGCCAGAGTACTTGCTGGTGCAATAGGGAAAGCCGTCGCACCTGCACCTAATCCACCGGCAGCACCAGCGCCTGCGCCCGTAGCGCCCGCAGCACCAAGACCACCAGCACCGACAGCAGCATTTAAAGCCAAGCCGCCTGTCCCGATTGCGGCAGCAGCGGCCAAAAACTTATGGAATGCTGGATCTTTCGCAGCACTTAAGAGGTCACCGCCAATCGTGCCAAAAACCCCTTTATTTTTAATTTCGCGCATGTAGGCTTGATCGCCTATAGTCCCGCCAATTGCTGGGACACCAGTGTTGCGTCTCGTGACGCCTTCGCCATCACGAAACAGTAAGACTCCTTCCTCATCGACCTGTTGTATCGGCGTGTCTGCGGTAATCTTTTCACCGGGTTTGATAATCGGGTTAAACGAGCTGACATCCTTGATGCCCTCACGAGTCAAAATACCGCGCAGCCCAGACTCGTCAGAAAACTGAGTCGGCGTACCCTCAAAGTTCAAAACTTCGTGGCGTGGAATATTGCTAACATCTAAATAGCTAGTCGGAGCGCCGTACGCGGTCTCATACTCGTCATAACTATTGCCAGAATCACCACTCATGTCGTCGCCTTTATATCCATAATGCCAACAAGACGCTGCGCCCAGTCTTGCCAGCTATCAAATCCTCGACTATCGGGCACACCGGAATTGACAAAATATCCAATGCCAGTCATACCATCGACCCATTCTCTCCACCGTTCTTCTGGTACTGTCCCGAGCTCTTGGGCTGCAAATAGTTCCGACATAAGTGGGCAGTACTGCGTCCATTCCATGCCACGAGGATCATAGGTAACCATTATTCATCCTCATTATGGATTTCCATCATGGGTTACCCGTAGAACGCTCATCGCCGATATCTGCGGACAGCAAGTTTAGACCGCACTCATAAGTACCATTCACTACGTTAGAACCAAAACGCAGACGCATCTCACGACGCTGTTCGCGCATATCAATTTTAAGCGTAGAGTTATCAAAATAATACGGCTCTGACGGTTGGTCTACATCATCGGCGTAGCCTTTACCCGTCACCACCAAATACATCTCTTCTTGCTGCACAAAATCCGGTTCTACTCGTTCTAGGCGAATCCACTTATTGGGGCCTGTTATTGCAGCCTGCCCAGGGCCGCCGTTGACCCAGCCAATACTGTTAGTCTCGAAATAGCTCTCGACAGCAGACTCTTGCGTCAGATTGACCACGTTATTACCTGTCTCATGCTGCCACAATGTGTATTTACCCGAAGAATTCTCTTCGGTTCCCGCCCAGATTGGACGTCTAAACACTTCAGAGAACGCGCCTGCCGAGCGTCTTGCCCCAAGTGCTTGTCCAGCGTCATACCAAACTTGATCACGTACATTATAAACGATGGCGTCTGTGCATTCTTCCGCATCGCCTTTAGGATAAAACCACCAGATCTCACCCCAGCGAGGCACCTTGCTAACCCAGACTTTTTGGCGTTGCGTGTAGTTGATGTTATCAAAAAAGAAATTGATATTCATATTATTCTTGACTTCGGAGACGACTCCGTTATACATCAAGAATCTGTCTACGCCACACCAAAAGAAAATGCCATCGTATTCGATGACAGATGAGCTCGAAAGAATAGAGCTCTGACTGCTAATTAAGTCATAACGCCAATAGATGGTCGTCGCCCCAATAGTCTGCGGGGCATAGGTTACCCGAATCACAGAATCTAAAGACCAGAATAGGCCTGCGGGTGCAGTCGTACCACCTCGTAGTGGCAAACCCTTAACGATCTTTGTTGCCGATACGTTATTAGAGTTGGAATCGGCGGCGACCCAATTTTGGAAATCACCTGCTGAGCTATTTTGGATCAGTCCGTTATTGCCATAGACAAATAGATACGGATGCAGCATAACCACACCACCAGACACATTGATCTGATTATCAAAAGTCAAAGTTTGTGTGCCGCTTAGAGTCGCAGTCCCAGAGATGAGCACTGTAGTGATACCAGAACCGGGAGTAGAACTGACCACATAAGAACCACTTGGCAATCCTGCACCACTCACCAGTTGCCCGGGATAAATCAAAGCGTTAATGCCAGTGATTACAAGAGTGCTGTTTGGAGTCCCGGGTGTCATCGCGCCTGACGCAGTAAATTTACCTACTTCAGCCATTGAGCCGCCGGGGAAATTACCATACATGACCGGTGTATTGACTGTGCTATCTATAAAACGCAAATTCTGGCCGGCATGAGCGATCAGTTTGCTATTGCCTGATCCTGTCGAGTCAAAGCCGATGTCAAATTGCCAAAGATTATTGACGTTAGACGTAAAGCCTGTCGTAAGAGTTGCGACCGTAATAGAAAAGCCCGAACCTGTACCGCCAATAGAAGCGGCAGTCGCACTAAGTATATCTCCTGCTATATAGCCGAGTCCGCCTGCAACCAAAGTGCATGAGGTCACCACAGTGCCGACGACTTGGATGGTGGCAACAGCACCTGTGCCTGACCCACCGGTCAAAGCTACATTGGTGTAAGTGCCGTTGGTGTAGGCTGTGCCGGGGACTAAACTCGAGAGCGTGAGAATAACGCCAGAAAACGCTATGGTAGTCGGCCCAGCGCCCACACCGTCATCATCATCGGTCTGCCACATCTCTAATCCAGCAGAATAGCCGGAATAGACATAGTTTAGCCCGTTATCGGAGCTCATGATCATGCCGCGGCTAATACCAGAAGCATTCTGAAAAATGCCTTTATATCCAGCCATTTTGCGAGGACGACCTCGCTGAAATCTCACCCATTGCCCGTCTATATAGCAGGGCGCATCGAACTGGGTACCATCGCGCTGGATCCCCGGTTTGATGTTTAGCGAGATGACATTGGCGGTCATTTAGAATGTGCCTCCGCTAATGCCGCCAATCGCCGTGAGGCCGCCTTGCACAGTTAACATCGCGGTAGTGAATGTCGCGTTATTGGTACCATTTAGAGAAATTGCAAACTGATTGGTCGCCGGCTGATAGATACCAGTATTGGTGTTGCCAGTAAAGTTAATCGATGGCGTCGCAGCAGACCCTGTACCGATAGTAAGAGCTGTGATTGAGCCGCCTGCAGCAGAACTTGAGTTATAGACGTTTGTGCCATCACAGACTACAGTCAGTGTCTGCAATTGCGGGACTGTCACTGTCGCTGCACCGACTGCAGAAGTTTTAAAAGTTAGCGAAAAAGCGCCTGTCGTCTGGTTATTCAGATAGTAGATCTGAACAGTGCTAGGTAAGACGATGACCACGTTACCGGTCAGTGCACCAAAATATTCTTGGACGACGTTGGCGTACTCAACGGCCGTAAGTGTGTATGTGCCTGTCGCTACCGTCTTGGCTAGTTGGGTATAGGCAAATGTATTGCTGCGTCCGTATGCAAATGTAGCGTAGCCGTCGACGCCATTAGAGACGATGACCAAAGATTCTGTTAGTTGCAATTGCTGATTGCTATTGCCGTCAATGGTGTCTGTCCCACTTGGTGTAAGTGTGACGATCCCAGACCCGCCATTGCGAATCATCACAAACCAACCGTTGCCGACCGTCGACGCCGTGGGTAGCGTGATCGTACCAACACCAGATGCCCAGACTAAGAACTGAGCGCGTTGAGTATCATTTAAGACTGTGCTTGAAAATATCGAGCTTTCAGCATATTCTTGATTAAGCGTTGTGCCAGAAGCGACTAGACCGTAGCCTGCCAATGCTGCGGCGTTTGCAGCCGATGTGCCGGCACCAAATGTGACGGTCGACCATACGCCGTTATTGGTCGTATTATTAGTTAGAAAAATATACTGGGCGATGCCCGAAGCGATGGAGACGATCGTATTGCCAGAAATATCGGTGACCGTAAATGACGTAGCACCAATGTTTTGAATCAGCACGCTCTGCCCCGTGCTGACCTGCTGAGCAGAAGGCAAATAAAGTTTAAGACTCGATGCTGTCGCAGTGACCTGAATAATACTAGCGACTACATTTGTATTATTGCCATTGATCGGCCACTGTAAAAAAGTATCAGCAGAAAGAGTAAGACTTTCATATCCCACTTGGCTTGGGGAAAGCGTCTGGCCGGTAAAAGGATTTACATAGCTCATAGTATTCCTTAAGAATCAATTGCGACGGCTTGGCGGTCACCAACACGGGACACGTCTTCTAACTTCAGCGCTGCGATTGCTTCCTGATATTTTTGTTGGAAAATCTGCCGTGCATCATTTTTTAGGAACGGCATCGCTTGGAGTAGTGTCCCAAAAAGCATTGCATTTGGAGCGTTTTGAGTGATCCAGTTTGTCTGATTTGCGGAAGACAGAGGCGCAATGCGCTCATAGTAAAGTACCTCAAACGGGTACGCCTGATCAGGAGTAGGGGCCACCAACCAATGATCGTAGTCGTAATCTGCATAATAGAGTGGCAGACCTGTCGTCGCTGTATTAGGAGTATAAGATTTTAGGTACTCATATTTGCGCAGCAAGACGGGGCTTTTAGAACCGGCAGAAGACACTTCCATCGAAGTCGTCTTGCGCCAACGGGCGGGCTTCTGGATAACTGGATTGCCAATTTCCATGGTCGACTCGACGACCTGCATTTGACCGAGCGTTTTGATCTGCTGCGCTATTTCAAATTCAGCAAGTGTGATAAAGGTCGGGATAGCCTCGACGACAGCCGCATCTGAGCGCTCCAAATACTGGAGCACCATGGTATTCAAGCTATCATAGGTCATTACCCAAGAGACGGTCATATCGCTACCCTTTGTAGTGTGCGGTGCGATTTATCCCAAAGCGCTTGAGTTAACATTTTAACCTCTATCTTGCTAATTTAAAACAGTATTTAGGCCAACATGCTAGATGCTTTGACTTTTACTGC